AAGTAAAATCCCCGAAAAGTGGCTTCGCGCCTAGCTTTTCGGGGATTTTTGTTTGTCTGCGAAAATGCCTTTCGAGGGGAATGTGGGCGCTAATTACCCTAATTTCCGGGAAAGTTTTTTTGAAATGCAAGTCAAAATGCAAGTCAAAAAGGAGGAGAAACAAGGCGGTCAGCCCGAGTTGGCACAGGATTTTTTGAGGTAGGTATCCAGACGATTGATCTTTTTCTTTTTGAATTTTTTATCGAGGGCGGTGTAGATGCCCAGCGTGACCGAGATGTCCTTGTGGCCCATCTGATCGCGGGCGGTCATGACGTCCACACCGGCGAAGTACATCAGGGTGCAGAAGGTATGGCGGAGCTGGTGCGGGGTGAAGGTGTCGATGAGCATGGGCAGGCCGCCCGGGCGGTTTTTGTTTTGCTGGCCGTCGTAGCCGTACTTGACGTTAAGGTCGCGCATGTAGCTCTCCCACAGGCGCTTCCAGCCCTGCTCAGTCATCTGCCGGCCTTTGGGATTGTGGAGCACGTAGAGGCAGCCGTCCTGCTGGGTGCGGAGATAATCGACAAGGACCTTGGGGATGCTGACGACGCGGACGCCGGCAGGGGTCTTGGGGATCTTGACCTTTTTGGCGCGAAAGTCGTAGCCCTTGCTGACCGTGATGGTGGCGTCGTCGAGGTCGATGTCGGCCCAGGTGAGGGCGGTGGCCTCGCTGCGGCGGAGGCCGGAGTAGAGCAGAAGCATGGCGGCTCGCTGGGCGGCGTGGGGTGTCTCACGGATCCAGCGCTGCTGCGCCTCGGTGAGGGGGTCGCGCGGCTCCGGCGCAGCCCCGGCGGGGGTGATGGTCTTGACCAAAGGGTTGTACATCACGATCTCCGGGATGGCGAGGTCATACGCGGCCTTGGCGCTGCCGCGCAGGTTGGTGAGGGTGAAGTGGGAGAGAGGCGGCTTGCCGTCGTGCCAGTCGGCCAAGTTGTTGAGCACCTGCTGGAAGTCGGCCGCACGCAGCTCAGACGCCGGGACGGCCACCAGATCGCCCCAGTGGGCTTTATTGGTGGCCAGCCGGTCAATGCTTTTTTGGCTGATGCCCTTTGCCTTTTTGGACGCGATGAGATTATCGTACAGGGTGCCTAAGGTGGCTTCGGCCTGCTGAGGATCCATGCCCTTGCCGATGGCAGTGCGGAAATCATCCGCAGCAGCCTTGGCCTCACGGAGGGTCGAGCCATAGAAGGTCTTGTATTTGCGTTTTCCGTCCGGGTCTTTGCCGAGGTAGATCTGACAGGAATACCGTCCATCGGCGCGTTTTTTATTTTTGGCCATAAAAACTCCTTTCCGACTCGCTTGCCGATGCACATGAGGTATGGTATACTGGATGCGTCAGCAGGCAGAGAGTCATTGACTGTGTTGTTTTTCTCCGACATGCACCCCATGCGCGCCCGGCAGCTTTTATCGTACAAGGCTGCCGGGATTCTTTTTGCACAAACGCCCCCGCTGGTGGAAACACTGGCGGGGGCGTCTGGTTATGTATCGGCGCTCAGGAGGTCAGCGGGTCTGATGTGCAGGATGTCGCAGAGTGCAAAGAGATTATCGATTTTGGGCTGGCCTGCGCCTCGCTCATAATAGCCGATCGTGCCGATGGTGACACCAAGCTTCTCCGCAAGCTCCAGCTGCGTCAGCCCGGCGGCCTGCCGTGCCTCGCGGATGATGCGGGCGGATTCGGGGTGGCTGCGGGTGGACATAAATGATCACCTCGATTCAAAATAATAAAAACGACCCCGCCATGGTGCGCATCATTGAGAGGCGTGGCGGGGGCTTTGTCATGACCCGCCATGATACGCTTGAATGCTTTCGCACTCAGAGGCTTAGCGGGTTCTGTTGCTTGTAGACAACACTTTTTTAATTCCCCAATTCACGCAGGGTGGGGTTAACCTGTAAGTTCATTATACAGGTTAGCCGAGAAAAAATCAATGGGCAGATAACGTATCAAGGGAGTCAACGACGCCTTCTAAGACCGTACGCAGAATCTTTTCATCCCGGTGTCCGTCAATAATTTCTCCATTTTTACTGACAATGGTTCTGTCCAAATCGGTTATATCTCGCAGATTTTTATTGCGGGTGCCGTTTCCGGCAACATAGAGGTCATACATTACGAGGATTTTTAGCTTCATGTCATATGTAAGAGCGAAATCATAATCTTTATAGATGCCCACAAAACGCACTTTGATTTCGTCGTTTATATGTTCGGCCAAATCATTCATAAAAGGAACAAGCTCTTTTTTCATCGGCAAGCTAAATGATTCTAGAACAATCCCTTCGGAAACAGTAGAATCAGTCTGTCCGTTTGAAAAATTATATCGATTGTCACCGATTTTAACGATCACACTATTAAAACCAGACGCAAAAGATCCTGTACGATTGAAGTCGAGATAATAAAAATCATAAGTATCGTTGAGGTATAGGCTGGAAGAAGCGCTTAATCGCGAATCATCATCAGAAACAATATAAGTGCCGCCTTCTTCTATGGTGCCAAACCGGGGAAATGCAAAAGTCCAACCGGTCATATCATCGGTCACAACTCCTACATAATCCTTCCCATCAAAGACGCTCATGTCGAACTTCTTTGTGGCGAATGCCGGAAGAGAGGTGGAAACTATGATAGTCACCGCAAGGACAAATGAAATTAACCTTTTTTTCATATGGACACCACCTTTATTCATCTGAGAACTCACTACGGGCTTCATCATAACCCTTGCTCCATCCTTCTTCATACCCGGACTCCCAACCATCATCATATCCTTCATCATAATTGTTACGGATGGATTTGTTTTCGTTCAGGCAAAACTTATAACCAGCAGACCAACCGTCATTATATTCTTCTTTTTGTTTGAAGTCGTAACCGGAGTCCCATCCCTCGCTAAAACCGGAGGAGGAAGCTTGTTGGATAACTTTTTTATAGTACGGGGAATTGGGCTTGTAAAATTCGTAGCGGCCTTCGCCTATCCGAATACCAAAATATAATCCGACGCAAAGAAAAACTAACAAAGGGAGTATTTTGATAAGAATTGAAGCAACAAAATGCCCAACCTGCTTATCCTGCTCCATAGTAAAACCCTCCTCAAAAACTATATTTTCACAATCATAGAGGAAAAGGCGCGAGGATGGGAAGTGTCAAAATCACCAAAGATTTGCTATAAAATTTGTTTTGTTGCTACGGCAACGTGAAAAGGCTCTTGTGCAGGGATACACAGGAGCCTTTTTGCTTATTTCAGCCTGTGTTGGCGGCTGTACCAGCGGAAAGAGAGGCAACGGCCTCCGCTTTTTTCTGAGCAAGAAGCTCCTGACGATAGGTTTCAACTTCGGCATCGATGTCCAGCGCCGAGGAAGAGACAGACAACTCTGCGGCCAAAGAATCGACGTAGCGAAGGATAGCCTCCTGATCGGCAGTGCTGAGCTTGAGGAAAGCGGAGATGATGGCTTTTTTCCGCTCATCCAGATGATACTCGGCGGCCAGACGGTCAAGAGAAGATTCTGTGCTCTGGTCGAACATCTCGCCTTCGCCAGTGCGCAGCCACATTTCGTTGACGCCAAACTCGCGGCAGATAGACGCAACTGTCTGCTCGGTCGTTCCGTTTTTGCCACTCTCAATCAAGCTGATGGCTGATTTGCTCAAACCTACACGCTTACCGAATTGCTCCATTGTCAATCCGAGGGCTTTACGTGCGGCTTTGATTCGCTCGTTCATGGTTTTCACCTCCCTTCGACGCTACTATAGCACATCGAGTTCAGAAAATCAACACGAAACGCAAAGAAACACTTGACAAAGGTAAGATTATAAACTAAAATAAACTCGGAAAGTTCAGATAGAAAACTTTCTAAGAGCGATAACAAACGAGGAGGTTGATAAAATGTCAGTCGCAGAGATGAACGCCAGTAGCTTGCTGGACAAAATGAAGACTCTGCCGGAGGACGTGCAGGTAAAACTGGGGTACATGATCGAAGGGGCAGCGCTGCTGGCCACCAGCCGGACGAACGTGGATGACCCGCCGAAGAGTGCGTGAGGGAGGAGGAAGGTCGATGGTAAACGAAGAAGCTCTGTGCATCGCAGTCAGCATATTGGCAGCGGCGCTCAGTACAGCAGGAACCGGACTATTTGTGGTAGGAATCGAGAAAGACAACGATGTTCTTCAGGACATTGGGGTCGGACTTGAAACGCTGGCAATTATTTTAGCGGTGTGGGGTGCATTGTCGTGCTTAACTCTTCTTGCATCGCGTGCATAGCGGCGATCTGAGCGCGAACAAATTCATCGGACAGCCCTTTGGAATCCGGATCTGACATGGAAAGAATCATGCTTTTTCCGTAAGTGCTCAGAGCGTCCTGCGTTTTGGGACTGGAAAAAAGGACGGCATAGGAGCAATCGGCGTTCATCCGCAGCGTATTTTCTGCGGAAGGGTCTGCCATATACTCGGATGCCGTGCTGAGAAATGCCCGATAAGCTTCCGTTTTGGCATGGAAGAAGAGCTTTTCGGATTCCAGATCGTGAGTGGCCTGCACGGTGTACTTGGTCAAGCGATATGTGGAGTACAGGTTAACGGCAGAAATGATACACGATGCAATGGCCGCGAGGGCAGTAATAATGTCAATCGACATGAGAAACACATCCTTTCTGAAAGGATTGTATCACGCAGCGGGAAAGCGGACAAGCCACTGACCCGCCGAAGAGTGCGGGAGGAGGGAGAAAAAGATGGACGAAATGCTGAAGAACCTGAACGGGCCGTGGAGCAACGCGGCCTGCATGGGCTACTGTCTGATCGCAATGCGGCGGGCGGGGCTAAGGCCCACGGCACAGCGCCGGGTGCTGCGGGTGCTGGAAGGTGTGTTTGACGAGGTGAGTGTGGAGCAGGCCGAGCAGGCCGGACGTGCCAATACGGAGGAGTAAGAAATGAACCGTTACATGATCGTGATCCCGGCGAAGAACCGGAGTTTTGTGCTCAAGTGCGACGAGGGGGACGGCGCGAAGCTGGAGACCCTGCAGAGGCTGGTGAGCGGATATGTGGAGACCGTGCCGTCGGCGCTGGACGCCACCTGGGCGCGGGAGGAAGCCGACCGGCTGGTGCTGCTGGTGGACGAGGACGGCCGACTGAAGTGCAAGCCCGCGAACCAGAAGGCCACGCAGCTTGCCCCGGCGGACGTCACGGAGAACGGCAAGCAGCCCATCGTGGGCGCTGCCGTGCTGATGTTCCAGCGGGGCGACGAGCTGCTGGGCTTTAGCAAGCACGTGGCCGACACCATTTGCAGCGAGTGGCTGTGAGGAGGTGAGCCCATGCGAAAAGCAAAGGTATGGGACGCAAGGCAGCTGCCCGCGTATCTGACCGTGGCGCAGTACGGCGAGCTGATGGGCATCTGCCCGAAGACGGTGCGGCGGATGTGTCAGCGGGGCGAGCTGCCCGCCCACAAGGAGGGGCCGAGGCTGTGGCGCATCGACAAGAACGCTGCGCTGGAGCAGCGGCAGGAGACCATGGAGCTCTGCCAGCAGAACGCCAGGAAGGCCCCGAAAAACAAAAAGCCCGCCGGTGCTGGAACACCGACGAGCTTCCGAGTGACAGGTTGAAAGGGCCTATCACCAGAATGATTTTACCACAGCGAAAGGAGAATTGCAATGAAAATGAAGATCCGGGCGCTCTACCTGACCGGCACTGCGCTGCTGATCGGCGCGGCGGGGGTGGGCGACGGCATCACCTTCGACGCCGTGGGCAGCTGGACGGGCGCGGCCATCCTGACCGTACTGCTGGCCGCCGGCGGCATCGTCTGCTGGGGCTATGGCCGGGGCTTGGAAATTGAGCAGGCGGAGAAGGCGCAGATGCGCCGGTGCTGCCGGAAGCTGAAGAGCTGCCAGAGGGCGGCGGAAGAGAAGAACGACAGGCATAGTGCGTAAAGGAGAAGAGTGCAATGGTACGAATTGAGATAAAGAAGATAGCGGAGGGACAGGTCGCGCTTGGTATGGAGGCAAAAGAAGAAACGCCGGATGAGGTGCTGGCGTGTGCCGCCCGGGGCTTTGTGGGCGTGGCCAGGAATCTGCTGGGGCCGATGGCGACCGACCCGCAGTTTGCCGAGGAGATTTCGAGGTGCATCAAGGGGATGCTGCTGGATACGGAAAACCTCAAGGTAGCGCGGGGCGCGGAGGGCAAAGAGGCGGAGTTTATGGCAGCGCTGCTCGGGATGAATGCGGGAGGAGAAAAATGAAACTGGAAGAATACGAGCAGATCCTGCGCACCGGCACCCCCAGCGACCGGGCGCGGGCCATCGCCGCAGCGAGCGACGACAAAGAGGTGAGCGAGGAGGAGTTTCACCAGCTGACGGCGCTCATCAAGGGGGCTGTCCGGCCCAGCGCCCGGAAGATGACGCCGGACGAAGCAAAGCTCTGGGTAGAGGTCAGCCGGGTGAACACCCGGCTGAAGCAGGAGATGGTGGCAGCCAGCTTTACGGTGCGGGCCTTGCCGGGCGACCTGCAGGAGGACGCCATCAACATCCTTTCCAAGACCGTGAGCGGGATGCTGGGCGATCTGAGCTGCCTGATGGCGGAGACTGGGGAACCGTGACAGACCGAAAGCAGTGCATCCATGTTTTTGAGATAACCCGTCCGGGATGCCTTATTTGCGCCGGGCGGGATGAGAAGTGCAGGGAGTACAAAGAGCATGAAGAAGAACAAGATGAGCCTCACGACAGAGCTTGATCTGACGCGGGAGGGGACGGCAGAGATGACGAGGTGGTGCATCCTCATCGCGCTGCATCAGAGCTTCGGCGTTGGCGCGGCGCGGCTGAACAAGATACTGGCCCGGGCGGAAAAGCTGGGGCAGGAGAGTCTGGATGTGGCCATGACAGCGAACGAGCGGGGGATGCCCTCGACGGACAGGAGCCTCGCTTTGCGATGCAGCTGGATGCCGGAGGGCGTGGATCCGGATTTCCGGGTGCCGGTGCTGCACAGCCCCCGCACCCGGCGGCAAGAGCAGCTGCGGATGGCGGGCAACGTGGCGGCCAGCATGGTCTGGACGCTGTGCGCCAAGGCCTGCATGGACGAGCTGGGCTTCGGCGCCGGGCGGCTGAACCGGCTGAAAGAAGAGGCGCTGGCCAACTACCGGCAGGTGAACGAAGAGGGTCACGCGGATGGGCTGGATGTGGCGATGGAGCATCTGCGCCGGTGCGCGCAGGACGCGCTGAAGGAAGAGGTCACTGTGGACGAGCAGCCGGACGAGGACCGGGTCCGGCAGAGCGAGCGGGACTACGAGAAGCAAAAGCAAGAGTTCATGAAGCGGGCCGTGATGCAGGAGCTGGGACGCCGGGCAGGGAAGGGCGGCCTGCGGGTGCTGAGCGAAAAGAAGCTGGAAGAAAAGGCTGCTGCTGCGATGGCGCAGCTGAAGGAGAGTACATGGGCAAAGCGAATCTCTACACCGTAACGGACTGCCAGACCGGGGAAGTCCTCGCAAAAGGCACAGCCGGAGAGCTGGAAGCCAGCGGCATCGTGCCGAAGGGCTACCACACCAGCGAGTGGGCCAAGCACGAGAACAACCGGACGATGGGCCGGAAGTACAACATCAGCAGCGAGCTGCTGCATCCGGAGGACAAGCCTCGGCGAGGCGAGAAGGGGCGGGCGATGAACGTCTATACCTGCTACGATGCGGCCGGGAACGTGCTGGGCGAGGGTACGTCCCGGGAGCTGTGGGAGGCGGGCGTCTTTGGCGACGACAACGGGGCTTACTACGCCTACAACCAGCAGGGCGGGCGCTGCATAAAGCGCGGCATCGCAAAAATGACCTGCCGAAAAGAGGTGCGGCAGGTCAGTATGCACAATGCCCGGAGCGAAAAGCCGCCCAAGCCGAAGCTGCCGGTGCTGCGGCGGATCAAGGACCCGACGCCGCTGGACTACGACGTCCACGACCTGATGACCTACAACGCCATCGCCAAAAAAGAGGGCCGACCGGAGCTGACCTACGGCTACTGGGCGGCGGCGGGAAAGCCGGGGAGACCATGAGAGCACCCTGCAGGGACTGCCTGAAACGGCATCCTCTCTGTCATGACCAGTGCGAGGCATACCGACGCTGGAAAGAAGAAAAGGCCAAAGAAGTGGCCTACACCAAGCAGAAAAAAGAAGATGGCGTGATACACAGAAGGGATTTTGACAAGGAGTTCTGGATGTGAGCGAGGCCCCGGCGGGCAACTGCCGGGGCTTTGGCAACGAAGATGATATAAGGCGAGATGGGTGCTGCCGAGGAGGCTCGGCGGCAGGCATATCGGTTTATATAATCCTTTTTATAAAAAAGCGTCCGGGCGGGCGCTTTGGGGAGCTAGTATACCCGTTATCCCTGTGACGGTGATGGGCCACAGGAAAGAAAGCAACACTACCAGCCAACGGCAGCAGGAGGGTACAGAATGAAGAAGAGCTATACCCGGGAGAAGAAAACACTCTGCGGAGAGGGGTACATGGAGGTGGACCTCTACCCCATCACGCCAGAGGAGCACAAGGCCAAGCGTCGGAAGAAGACAAGACCCAGCAGCGAGCGGCAGAAGAAGCGGAACGCCCAGCACTCCCACCGCTGGAGGGTACAGAAAGCCAACGCCAACTTTACCGTGCTGGGGTTTTACCTGACGCTGACCTACATAGAGGCCTTTCTGCCGGAGAGCATGGAACAGGCCCAGCGGGACTTGCGCAACTACATCCGCCGGGTAAAGGCTGCCATCGCAAAGCTGTACGGCGCAGACGTAGAGCTGCGGGTCATGGGCCTGACCGGCTGCGGGCGGAAGAGCGGGCGCTACCACCATCATCTGCTGGTCGAGTGCACAGGGCTGACCATGCGGCAGAACGCCGACTTCCGGCAGCTGCTGGAGGACAAGTGGGCCGTGCGCTGGCCGGACGGCAGCGTGGAGAGCCTCGGCACAGCCAACGCCGACCGGCTGAATCTGCAAAACAGGCTGGATGACCTGATCGCCTACTTCGAGAAGCACGGGCAGATGCGGTGGTATGAGACCCGAAACCTGACACTGCCGGTGGAGCACACCCCCAACGACACCCGATGGAGCCGCAAGCAGCTGCGCAAAGGCTGCACCGACTGCAAGGACAACGCCTACTGGTGGGAGCAGAGATACCCGGGCTGGAAGTTCGTGCGGTGCGTCGTACCAGAGCCGGAAGCGCCGGGCGACGAAAAAGAGGGCTGGGATGCAGACGAGCTGCGCTGCTATGTGGTGATGGTGAGACGAGAGGGTGCGAAAGTTCGCACCTGACAGACAAAGTACCGGTATTTTGCGTTTTAACGCGCGTGGAAGAAAGGCGGCGAGGGATTGACCAGAGAGCAGAAGCGGAGGGTGAGGGCAGAACTTCGGGCTTGCGGGCAGGGGAAAAGCGACTGGGCGGGTGTGATTGCGCTGGCGATGGACTACTACGAGGCCGAAGACCCGGCATGCAAGCGGCTTTTACAGCTGCGGTATCTGGACGGGATGCCGGAGGAGCGGGTGGTGGCGAAGCTGCACATCGGGCGGACGACCTACTACCACAAGGAGCTGGAGGCGCTGAGCACCGTGGCAGTGTATGCGGCGGCGGCAGGGCTGATGTGAGAGGAAAACCTCTCAGCCTTGCAGTCCGCCTGACGGCGGCGCTGCAAAGCAGCTCCCCTGGCGAGGGGAGCCTTTCTCGAAGGATGGCTGGGGAGACCCGGCTTTTTCGCCGTGCTCAAATGTCCGCAGTAGTTTTGTTTTTCCGGTGGCTGTAGACTGGGAGGGAAGAACTACAGAGGGGAGGCAGAGCATGGCAGGGCGCAGGTATTGCAAAAACACGGTGAAGGGGACCCGGCGGGGGCAGAAGTACCCACCGAAAGTGCGGGCCGAGGTGCTGATGGCCATGCTGTCGTCTGGATCCATCTGTGCGGTAGCCCGGCGGTACGGCGTACCGGAGAGCACCATCCGCAGCTGGATGGCTGAGGAAGCCGGCCGGAGCGACGCCTTTGCAAAAGAGCGGCAGGCTGCTGCGCGGGAGATCGCCATCCGGGCCAGCCTCGGGGCGAGGGCGCAGGTGATCTATTTGCAGAGCCGTGTGGATGAGAGCCAGCGGGCCGCACAGGTACAGGCCAAGCTCCACCGGAAACTGGACGAGGACACCCGCGCCCGCTGCTTTGCGGTCGGCACACTGCTCAAGAGCGACGCCGAGGAGCTGGCGGACGCCACGGAGACCGGGCTTGTGCTGTACGCTGCCGAGGACAGCTACGACCGGCAGCTGGGAGACGAGGAGCGAAAACTGCTGGACGCTCAGCTCGAGCGGTACGGTGAGCGCGTGATGAGCGACAAAAATGCAGCCGCGATGGCCACCGTGCTGATGACCGTGGCCGAAAAGGCTGCGGCAATGGTACCCAGCCAGAGCCAGCGCGAGGGCGATGCCCCGCCGCTGGTGGAGATCGGGGCCGAGGGCCGGGAAGAAAAAGGGCCGGAGGTGATGGTGGATGGAGCATAAAACATATCACGGACGCCCCGTGATCTGGTCGCCGCAGCCGAGGCAGGCAGCTTTTATGGCGCGCACCGAGGACGAGGCTCTGTATGGGGGCGCTGCTGGCGGCGGGAAGAGCGACGCACTGATCATCGAGGCGCTGCGGCAGGTACACATCCCGCACTACCGGGCGCTCATCCTCCGCAAGACTTACCCGCAGCTTTCGGAGCTGATCGACAAGACCATGCGGTACTACAAGCCGGTATTTCCGAGGGCGCGGTACAACGGCTCCAGCCACTGCTGGACTTTCCCCAGCGGGGCGAAGATCTATTTCGGCAGCCTGAACCATGCGCAGGACAAGTACAACTATCAGGGAAAAGCCTTCGACTTTATCGGCGTGGACGAGCTGACGCACTTTACTTGGGACGAATACAGCTATGTCATGAGCCGCAACCGCCCTTCCGGCCCCGGCACCCGGGTCTACATCCGGGCCACGGCTAACCCCGGCGGCGTGGGGCATGGCTGGGTGAAGGCACGGTTCATCAGTCCGGCACCTGCCGGGACGCGGATGGTGCAGCTGGTGAAAGTGAAAGCGCCGGACGGAGAGGAGATCACCCGGCGGCGCACCCGCATTTTTATCCCGTCCACCGTCTTTGACAACCCGGCGCTGCTGGAAAATGACCCGGGCTACATCGGCACACTGGCCTCGCTGCCGGAGGCCGAAAAGCAGGCACTGCTCTACGGAAACTGGGACAGCTTTTCGGGACAGGTGTTCACCGAGTGGCGGAACGACCCGAACCACTATGAAGACCAGCGCTGGACCCATGTCATCGAACCGTTCCCCATCCCGGAACACTGGAAGATATGGCGGGGATACGACTTCGGTTTCTCGAAGCCGTTTTCGGTGGGGTGGTATGCAGCGGACGAGCGCGGGCGGCTCTACCGCATCAAGGAGCTTTACGGCTGCACTGGAACGCCCAACGAGGGTCTGAGAAAGGACCCGATGGAACAGGCACGGATGATCCGGGAAGCGGAGGAAAATGACCCGCTGCTGAAAGGCCGGGTCATCCTGGGCGTGGCCGACCCGGCCATCTTTGACGAGAGCCGGGGCGAGAGCATCGCGGACATGCAGGAGAAAAGCCCGAACTTTCTGCATTGGATGCCCGGCGACCACACCCGTCTGGCGGGAAAGATGCAGTTTCACTACCGACTGGCTTTCGGCGAAGACGGCAGGCCGATGCTGCAGGTCTTCAACACCTGCAAGCACTTCATCCGCACCATCCCGAACCTCGTCTATGACGAGAGCAATGTGGAGGACATCGACACCACGCAGGAGGACCACATCTACGACGAGTGCCGGTATGTGCTGATGGAGAACCCCATCAGCGCCGCAAAGCACACCCAGCCGCCGCCCATGCTGGACGACCCGCTGGATATGGATCCGAGGAAGGACAAGACGAGGTTTATGAGGATATGAGCGAAACAGAGAAAAAGCTGCTGGAGGCGATGGCGGGAGAGGGCTTTGGGGACAGAGCCCACGGCCTGCAGGGTGTACCGGGCGGGCCTGAGGAATTGCCGGGCTCCGCTGCAGAGGGCAGCGAGAGCCTGACCGATGTACTGAGCGGAGAGCAGCCCATCGGCGAGAAGGAGATCAGCGAGGCGATGGCTGTGCTGGAGAAGTACAAGTCGGCCAAGGCCAGCCTCGATAAGCGGATCATCGACAACGAGGAATGGTACAAGCTGGGCCACTGGAAGCAGTACGGCAACCGGGTGATGGAGGGCAAGCGCGCTCCCAGCACGGGGTGGCTGTTCAACTCCATCGCCAACAAACACGCCGACGCCATGGACAACTACCCGGAGCCGAACGTGCTGCCGAGAGCGCAGGACGACGAGGAGACGGCAAAGCTCCTCTCCGAGATCCTGCCGGTGCTGCTGGAACAGGCCGACTACGAGAGCGTGTACAGCGACACCTGGTGGCGCAAGCTCAAGCAGGGGACCGGCGTGAAGGGCATCTTCTGGGACCCGGCGCTGCGGGACGGACTCGGGGACATCGCCATCCGGAGCATGGATCTGCTGATGCTGTACTGGGAGCCGGGCGTGGAGGACATCCAGGACTCGGCCAACTTTTTCAGCCTGGCGCTGGCTGACAACGACCGTCTGACGGCCCGGTGGCCTCAGCTGGAGGGCAAGGCGGGCAGCAGCGGCATCACCGTGGGGCAGTACGTCAGCGACCAGAACATCGACACCAGCGAAAAGAGCGTGGTGGTGGACTGGTATTACAAGCGGGAGAAGCCCGGCGGCCAGACCGTGGTGCATTACTGCAAGTTCTGCAACGGCGTGGTGCTCTACGCCAGCGAGAACGACCCGGCGATGGCCGAGACGGGCTTCTACGACCACGGAAAATATCCCTTTGTGTTCGACCCGCTCTTTGTGGAAGAGAACAGCCCGGCGGGCTTCGGGTACATCGACGTGATGAAGGACACGCAGGACACCATCGACCGGATGACGCAGGCCATGGATGAGAACACGCTGGCAGCGGCCAAGAAACGCTACCTTATCTCGGACACGGCGGGCGTGAACGAGGACGAGCTGCTGGACACGGCGAAGGACGTGGTGCATATCACGGGACGGCTGGACGAGCGGGGCTTTATGGAGCTGGAGACGGCTCCGCTGCCCTCCAACACCATCGCCTACCAGCAGAACCGTGTGGCCGAGCTGAAGGAGATCAGCGGCAACCGGGACGTGAACCAGGGCGGCGCGACCAGCGGCCTGACCGCTGCTTCGGCCATCGCAGCGCTGCAGGAAGCAGGCTCGAAGCTCAGCCGGGACATGCTGAAGAGTTCTTACCGCTCCTTTGCAAAAGAATGCTACTTCATCATCGACCTGATGCGGCAGTTCTACGACGAGAGCCGCGTCTACCGGATCACCGGCCAGCAGGGCGGCACGGAGTACCGGGAGTTTTCCGGCCAGATGCTGCGGCCGCAGCCGGTGGAGAGCGTGGGCGGCGTGGAGCTGGGCGCCCATGAGCCGGTGTTCGACATCACGGTGAGCGCGGCAAAGAAGAGCACCTTCAGCCGCCTCTCCCAGAACGAGACGGCGAAGGAGTGCTACCAGCTGGGATTCTTTGCTCCGGCCAACGCCGACGCTGCACTGGCGTGTCTGGACATGATGGACTTCGAGGGCATCGAGAAGGTGCGCCAGCGGGTGGCCCAGAACGGCACCCTGTACCAGCAGCTGCAGCAGGCGATGGCACAGATCCAGCAGATGGCGGCAGTCATCGACCAGCAGAACGGATCCAACCTGAGCGAACAGGCCGGTGCTGCAGCCGCTGCCATGATCGGCGGCGGAGGCGGCGGAGAGGCCAGCGCAAAAACGGTGACCAACTCTCTGGGCGGACAGGTGGGCGGCGGAACGAACCCGCTGGCCACGAAGGCTGCCGAGAGGGCGATGAACATCAACAACCCCAACAAGTGAGAACCACAGGAGGTTATACATGATCAAAGTTATTTACGAAGCAGATCCGGAGGGCGGGAAGCTGACGATGAGGGCCGAGGGCCACGCGGGATATGCCCCGGCGGGGCAGGACATCGTGTGCGCGGCGGTGAGCTGCCTGATTCAGACGCTGGCGTACAGTGCTGCGGAGGACGAACACACCTCGAGCTGCATCTATCAGGGTAAGGACGGCCCGGTGGTGAGCGTAGAGACAGGCAACAGCGTCCTCATGCGGGACAAGTTTGAGCTTGTGGCCGACGGTCTGACCCTGCTGGCCGAGCAGTACCCGGAGAATGTGAGCTTTAAGGAGACCTGCAGGTGCGCGCCGAAAGTGGACTTGCAGCTCTTTGCGGAGGGTGGCGGTGACGGCGCCGGTGCCGGTGCAGCAGATGGTGCCGCCCCTGCGGCGGAAGAAAAGGCTGCGTCTGCTCCCGCTCAGGGCAAAGGCCGGGAGGCTGCTGCCGCCCAGGTGGACGAGATGCTGAGCCCGGCGGAAGAGCCGGACGCGGAGGAAGACACTGCTGAAGGCGAGGAACAGGACGGTGCGGCAGACAAGAGCAGCACCGACCCGGAGGCACACCGGAAAGCGTTTGGCGAACTGATGCGGGGCGAGTACAACCGGGAGTTTGGCGAAATGATCGTGCAGGCCACCCAGAAAGCCTACGACAGCATCCTGAACGAGCAGGGGCCGGTGGGGCGTATCCTGAACGCTCTGGGCCAGAAGTACGGCACTGCCCCCGGCGACTACGAGGCACTGGCCGCTGCGGTGGAGGGCGGCGTCGTAAAGGACGACGCCTACTACGAAGACATGGCCATGAAGAAGGGCATCAGCGTCCAGCTGGCCAAGGAGATGGACGCGCTGGAAAGCGAGAACGCCAAGCACCGCGCCGCCGAGCAGCAGCGGGCGGAAGCCGCCAAGATGGAAGCCATCCAGCAGGAGTGGGACGCCGCCGTGGAGCGCATCCGGGCCAAAGACCCGGGCTTCGACGTCAAAGCGGCGCTGGCTGACCCGGATTTTGCCCAGATGCTCAAGCTGGGCGTGAAGATGGAGGATGCCTACAAGGCCCGCTACTTTGACGACATCATGGCCCGGCGCACCACCCAGACGGCCAAGACCGTCGAGAAAGGCGTGGAGGCCCGGATCCGCCAGCGGGGCGCACGGCCTGCCGAGAACGGCACCAACCCCGGCGGCGCGGCGGTGCTGAAGACCGACGTCTCCAAGCTGACGCCTGCCCAGTGCGAAGAGCTGGAACGCCGCGCCATGCGGGGACAGATCATCACTTTTTAACCGAAAGGCACTGCTGACCGAAAGAAAACCTCTCACCGTTCTTGAGGGAAGATCCGGAAAGCGGAAGCCTCTCAATAAAGCAAGACACGAAAGGAGCACACAAATGAAAATCCACATGAATCTGCAGCTGTTTGCGCAGCCTGCAAACCACACCGGCGCGACCGGCATGAGCGCCGAGATGAAGACCTACTACGAGAAGCGTCTGCTGGATCAGGCGGAGCCGCTGCTGGTGCATGACCAGTTCGGCGACAAGTACCCCATCCCGGCCAACAACGGCAAGACCATCGAGTTCCGCAAGTACGAGAGCCTGCCCAAGGCCACCGAGCCGCTGACCGAGGGCGTGACCCCCAATGCTCAGGCCCTGACCGTCACCCCTATGACCGCCACCGTGAAGCAGTACGGCGGCTGGGCAGCCATCACCGACGTGCTGCAGCTGACCGCCATCGACAACAACATCACCCAGGCGACCAAGGTACTGGCATCTCAGGCGGGCCGTACGCTGGACACCGTGACCCGCGAGGTGCTGGCGGGCGGCACCAACGTCATCTACGCGCCGGCGGGCGACACCGCGGTGACCAGCCGCGCCAATCTGACCGCCGCCAGTGTGCTGACGCCGGATCTTATCGATCAGGCGGCCACCGCCCTGAAGGCCCAGAACGCCGACGCCATCGGCGAGAGCTATGTGGCCATCGTCCACCCCTATGTGGCGTATGATCTGCGCCGCAACCCGGAGTGGATCGATGTCCACAAGTATTCTACCCCCGAGAACATCTACAACGGCGAGATCGGCAAGCTGGCCGGTGTGCGCTTCATCGAGACCAGCGAGGCGAAGATCTGGACCGGCACCGGCTGCCCGAGCGGTCTGGCCGTGTTCGGTACGCTGGTGCTGGCGGCTCACGCCTACGCTGTGACCGAGGTGGAGGGCGGCGGCCTGCAGCACATCGTCAAGCAGCTGGGCGCGGGCGAAGACCCGCTGAACCAGCGCGCGTCCGTGGGCTGGAAGGCCATCAAGACCGCAGAGCGCCTGTGTGAGCAGTACATGGTGCGCATCGAGAGCGTCAGCCCGAAGTACAGCGCGAAGGCGAAGGCAAACTAACACGTCGTCAGCGCGGGGCTAAGTTCTCTTTTGCGTGCCAAAAGAGAACCAGAAAAGCACCCGCTACTTCCGAAGCGCGGGAGGCACGGGAAAGGGACTGCTCGCCCCTTTCAGACCCCGAAGGAGAAGTCGAAACGGAAAAAAGCTAGCCGCTGCGCTAAACGCTTTTTTCTCGTTTCTCCGTTTTACGGCTTCGCCGAGGATTTCAGGCTTTAGCTGAACAGGAACGGCAAAACGAAAGGAGAAGGATCTATTTATGGCGACTAAGAAAGAGACTGCTGCGGCGGATGCCGTGGAGAACGCGGTGGAGACCGTGGAAAAGGCCGAGGCAAAGACCGAGGCAAAGACCGAAGAGAAGGACGACGGCATGGAGACCATCCACCTGTTTAAGGACGACGACCGCTACGCGGCGCCGGTGTTCGTGGGCGTCAACGGCGACAGCTACCTCATCCAGCGCGGCATCGACGTGAAAGTGCCGAAGGCTGTGGCCGAGGTGCTGGAGCACAGCATCAAGCAGGACGCCGAGGCGGCCCGGAAGAGTCAGGCCATGCAGGCGGCGGCCGGTACGCAGATGATGACCATTTGATATTTCCCCCGGTACAGCTTGCAGGCGCTTGCTGCGCCGGGGGATTTTGTTTTGGAGGTTTTATGACAGCAGGAGAAGCGATACGGATGGCCGACGAGCTGAGGCCGAACAACAGCTTTTCGGACGAGATGAAGCAGCTGTGGCTGCGGCAGGCCGACAGCGGCTTGCGGCGGAACGTGGTGGAGCGCAGCGACACCAGCGACTTTGAGGGCCGCGGCGCGGATATTTTGTGGGAGGAAGGGCTGGAATACGACACGCCGCTGCTGGCAGACGGCGCGGCGGAAGCGCTCTACCCCCACTGGCTGGCTGCGCAGATGGACCTGGCACTGGGCGAGACGGCCCGGGCGGCGAATGAGCTGCAGCTCTACACGAGTTATGTGCAGGAGTTTGCGGTGTGGGTGAGGCGGAACTATATGCCGGCAGGCGGCGGGAGGCTGATGACGTGACGAACCTGAACCAGATCAACAGCCAGCGGCAGCTGCTGCGGGTATTCGGCGGGCTGAACGAGGGATATGCGTGCAGCGAGGCAGAGCTGAGCGAAGAAAAGAACTTCTCTTCGCGGGGATACCCGGCCCTCGAGACCCGCAAGCCCCGGCGGAAAGTGCGGGATGCAGCCGGAATGAACGGGATGTACCACCTGAACGGTCTGCTGACTGTGGAGGGCACGAGCCTGCGGTATGCCCCGGACGACGGCAGTGCAGCCATAGAGCTGAAGGACGCCCTGACGGACGGCGAGAAGAAGATGGTAGGCATGGGGACCAAGGTGCTCATCTGGCCGGACAAGATGTCCTTTGACACCGCAGCGGGGACACTGAGCGCGCTGGGCTCCAGCTGGCAGCAGGGCGGCAGAAGCCTGACCGTGACCCCCTGCGACGCTGCGGGCGTGGTGTACACGCCGAACAAATTCGGCGCGACCGAACCGGAAAGCCCCAAGAACGGCGACGTCTGGCTCAAGCAGGCCGAGGACGCCCCGTGGAGCTACCGCGACGCCCTGAAGCTCTACAGCACGGCGGGCGGGTGGCAGAACATCCTGCTGAACTACTGCCGCGTGACCTGCGAGGGGCTGGGCAAAGCGTTCAAGGCTGGGGACACTGTGACCCTGACGGGCATCCCCAGCGTGGTGAAGAACGCTTATTCTGCCGATTTCGGCGGGGACGTGGTGGTGGACGACGTGGCCGGGGACTCGGTGATCCTCTCCATCGCGCCGGACATTGAGAGCGTTTTGTACTACGGCACCTGTGTGGTGACGGGCCAAAGCGTGGTGTGGACGGCCATGGACGGCAAGACCACCCAGACCTTCGACGGGCCTTTCCCGGACGTGACGGCCCAGCGGCGGGTGCCGGATCTGGACTGGCTGACGGAGCACAACAACCGGGTGTGGGGCTGCTCGAGCACCGAGAACGTCATCTATGCCTGCAAGCTGGGTGACGCCACCAACTGGTTCTCCTATCGCGGCACGGCAGCGGACAGCTATGCCGTGACCGTGGGCAGCGACGGAGCTTTTACCGGCGCGGCTACCTGCATGGGATACGTGCTTTTCTTCAAGGAGAACGGCCTGCACAAGCTCTACGGCACCAAGCCCAGCGACTACCAGATGAGCAGCATCCAGTGCTCGGGCGTGGCCAAGGGCGCCCACCAGAGCCTGTGCGTCATCAACGAGACACTGTACTACCTCTCGATGGACGGCGTCATGGCGTGGGACGGCAGCCTGCCCACCAAGGTGTCGGCCTCGCTGGACGAGACGGCCATGAGCCGGGTGACAAGGGCGGCCGCCGGCGGGCTGGTGGGGCGGTACTACCTGCACACCGAGAGCCCCGGCGGGCAGAGGCTGCTGGTGTACGACACCGAGAAAGGACTCTGGCACGAGGAGGACGCCACCGGCTGGGCCATGTGCAGCACCGGGCGGCAGCTCTACCTCTGGGACAAAGAGGCCATCTGGGCCGCAGACGGGAGCCGGGAAGCCGGCGGCGAAGAGGACACGGTGGAATATGAGGCTGTGACCGGAGACATCGGACTCGGAGACCCGGACGACAAGTATTGCAGCCGGGTGACGGTGCGGCTGGACGCCATGGAGCGGACCGTGGTGACGCTGTGGGCCAGCTTCGACGGCGGCGAGTGGCAGGAGGTGGGCCGGGTGGATACCGCAGGGAAGCGTGTGCGGGTGAATCTGCCCTTCGTCCCGACCCGGCACGACACCATGCGGCTGCGTCTGACCGGAAAAGGGCAGATCGCAGTGAGGAGCATCGCCATGACGCTGAGCAACAGCGAGGGCGGAAGAGTGAACGGAGGTGTGCCGAGACGTGGCTAGTATCGTAGGGCTTTCGAAGATCTCCATGCCGAGGCTGGAAAAACTGGACGCGGACAGCGCCCGGGAGCTGAGGAATTATCTGTACCAGATGCAGGAGCAGCTGGAATACATTTTGAGCAACATCGACACCGAGAATCTCTCGGGAGACTTACAGGAGAAGCTGAAATAGCCCTCTCGGTCGGCTGCGCCGACAGCTCCCCCGAAGGGGTGAGCCTTTGGCAGGCCGGGAAAGTCTGAACGGAACACCTGAGGCCCGACAGGGCGCAAAAGAGCGGGCCTCGATTACGAGGATAGGAGGATATGGACTATGAGCAATTTGAGTAGTGCGAGAGCGCAGCTGGAGGAGTGGGAGGCGAAGAAGCCGGAAAGCTACACCAGCAAATACAAGGACAAGATCGACGGCGTGATGGGCAAGCTGGACGGGATGAAGGATTTTAGCTACGACCCCACCCGGGACGCGGCCTACGAGCAGTACAAGAACAGCTACACCCGGCAGGCAAAGCTTGCCAACGAGAACGCGCAGGCCAACGCCAGCGCCATCTCGGGCGGGTATGGCTCGAGCTACGGCACACAGGCAGGCCAGAGCGCCTATCAGAACGCGATGGCGGGACTGAGCAGCGCCACGAACAGCCTGTACAGTCAGGCGTTGAACCAGTACACCCAGAAGAAAAATGACCTGCAGAACCAGCTGACCGGCTACCAGCAGGCCGAAGCGCAGGACTACGAGAAATACCAGACCAACTACCAGAACTGGGAGAACCAGCGCAACTACTATCAGAGTGTGTACAATCAGGCGGCCAGCGAGGCACAGGCGAAGAAGAACCGGCGCTCGGGATTTTGGAACACCGTACTGAGCGTGGGAGCGACCCTGCTGCCCCTTCTTTTCATGTAAAGAAAAACGCCCTGCCCGGGAAGGGGCTGAGCGGTCAAAAACCTCTCCGTCACGCCTGACGGCGCGATGCAAAGCAGCTCCCCGGGAGAGCACTATCCTGGAAGGACCTCTCAGGTGCCATGCGGCGCCAGCTCCCCTAGCGAGGGCAACGGCGACGACCGCCGCCAATGGCGGAAGCAGGGAGGAGCTGTTGGGGCCGCGGCCAGCGGGATGCAAGCGGCAGCGCGGCAGACGCTGGGAGCCGCAACCCGGACAGTCAAGAATCAAGGAAAGGATTTGAAAGATGGGAGTTTTTAAGAGATACAGGGACGCGCAGGCGGCGCAGAAGGACGCGGAGAACGCGATGCCGGGGGCGTACCAGAGCAACTACACCGACCGGATCAACGAGGCGCTGGACAGCATGGGCGCGGCCAGCAATGCAGGCTATGACGTAGGCACGGACAGCGAACTCTATCGGCAGTACCGCGCGGGCGCGCAGGCAAATGCCAGGGCGGCGGCTGAGAACGCCGCTGCGGGCGCTGCCGCGCTGAGCGGCGGGTACGGCTCGAGCTACGCAAACAGTGTGGCCCAGCAGGGATACCAGCAGGCCATGGCCAACGTGGACGACGGGCTGGCCGGACTGCGGGACAAGGCCCTGACCATGTACCAGCTGAAGCAGAACGGCCTCTCGGGGCTGCTGAGTGCGCTGCAGAATCAGGACAGTCTCGAGGCGGCGGAGCATCAGGGGGCTGTGGCCAACGCGCAGGACTGGCGGGACTACAAGAAGAGCCGGGCAGACCAGGCGGCGCAGGAGAAGAGCGATTTCCTCTCGAACCTGTGGGAGATGGCGAAGAGTGTGGGCAGAGCCGGTCTGACGGCCTACGACACCTACAAGGGCTACACCCAGCAGCAGTGGGAGAACGAGTTTGCCCGGGAACAGTGGGAGTACAACAAAGAGCGCACCGGCCAGAGCGATGCACTGAATGCCTACGAGCAGGCGTTCAACCTGTACCAGCAGGGGGCGGGCGATGCCGCGAACGCCGTGCTGGGCCGGTATGGTCTGGACACTGGAATCTTCGACAATTACAGCGGCGCACCCATCACCCGCGCAGACAAGGCGGGTGCGCTCACGACCGCAGCCGGGCTGGCAGGCGGCGGTAGCGACGAGGCCGCACGGGCGGTGCTGGAACTGTACGGCCTGGATCCGAACTCTGTGGGGAATTACAGGACGATCGCAGGACGGCAGCTTGCAACGGCGCTGGAGAAAAAGAGCGCAGGCAGCTCGGGCAGCTCTTCGGGCAGAAGGATCAGCAGAACGAAAGGCAGCGGGAGCAGCTGGACGAACAGTCAGCTGCAAAGTATGGCAAAGACATTTTCCTCTATGAAGGGAAATGAGCCGCTGTACGATTTTTACAAGCAGACCTTAACGGATAATGGGTGGCTCAATGCGGATACTGCGAACGTCCAGAGCGCAAGCCAGAGCGGCGGCGTAGATATGGCGGCAATGCTGGCAAAGAACTATGCGAAAAAAGGTTATAGCGCGTGGGCTATCATGAACAATATGAACCAGAACGGGTACAGCGATGAAGAAATCGCAAGAGCGCTTGAGAAGGCGGGGGTGAAGGGCTGATGGCATGGACAGCGGAAAAAGTTAAGGAAATGAGAGAAAGCAACCCATCGAAGGCGGCAGAAAGCTCTGGGTGGACGGCGGAAAAGGTGAGAGCTGTCCGCACCAAGACGCCGAATCCGTCCACTGCATCGAGCACAGTGCTGCCCAAAAGCAACATCTATGCAGATGCCCTGCAGCAGTACACCGAGCGGCACGCCAGCGACATGGGGGAGGTGGATGCGAGGAACGATACCAGCCTTGCCGGAAGAGTATCGACCGGGAAGAAACCTCTCAGTCAGGCTGCGCCTGCGGCCACTGAAATGGCGCTGGACATGGGGCAGAAGTGGGGCGTACCTGCGAAGAGCGGGAACGTGCTTGAGAACGTGGGCAGCGGGGCCATGGCCTACGGCACCGGCCGGGCGCAGGAGCTGAGAGCCAGCTTTGCCAAGGACAGCGTACCGGACGAGTTCGACCGGATCAACCAGTGGATGGACACCGGGGACAACAAGAATCTGGCCGACGCGGTGCGCCGGGTGGACAACACCCACGGCGCGTACACGGACGCCGACCTGATCAAGAAGGGCGGCTGGACACAGGCGCAGATCGACGAGGCCCGGAAGATGAACGCTGCGCTGGACGCCATCCCCGCATGGCAGCGGGGCGTGCGCCGGGCGGCGAACACCATCGGCGGCATCGGAGACACGGTGGCCGCTGCCCCGGTGCTGGGCGCGGAGTACGGCGTGCAGGCGGGAAAGAACATCGACGCCACCCTGAAGAACTGGAAACAGGTGGAGCAGGAAGTGAAGGGCGACGAACACGCCCAGAGCCTGTTTGACCTTTTGACCGACGTGGACATGGATTATAACCCCACATGGCCGGAGAGCCGGAACCGGGAGCTGATCTCGATGGGGTACAACTCCAAGGAGATCCGGGAGATGCGCCAGCGGCTGGCGGGGCTGGAAGTGAGCGACGGCATCAACAAGAACCAGAGCGTGGGCTACCAGCTCTACGACCGCGGCCGGCAGCTGACGGCTGCGGCCCAGAGCGGCCTGAGCCCGGCGCAGAAGGCCGTGACGGGGGCTGTGACCAGCGCGGCGGAGAATCTGGCCATTGCAGCAGGCGGCGAGGGCGTTGCGTGGATCCTGCCTATGCTGAGCGCCCAGGGCGCGGCAGAGGCCATGGGCCAGAGCGCAGAAAAAGGCGAAAGCGCAGGCAAAGCACTGGGCGGCGGCCTCGCCAAGTTCGGCGCGGGATGGGCCATCAACTCGGTGGGCGCAGCTGACCTTGCAAAGACCATGGGCTCGGACTACGCGAAGGACACACTGGCAGGACAGATTGCGGACTGGGTGCAGGGGCTGGCAGGCAGCTCGGAGCTGGCACAGCGCTACCCGGCGGTGGCTGCGGCCATCTCGGGCGGCATCGACAACTCGATGCAGGCCTTTGCGGAGACCTATGCGGACATGGCCATCGACGCTGCGCTGGGGGACAGCGAGGCAGCAAAGAACCTCTTCAGCAAAGACACCTTCCTCACCGCGCTGGAAAGCGGACTTTCCGGCGGTGCATCCGGCGCGCTGGGCGGCGCAATCGGCACGGGACTGCGAGGCATGAGCGAGGGACTGAGCCGGACGACGGAGCGTTACGACCGGACGGACCGGATGAAGCGGGCTGCCGCTCAGCAGAAGGAGTGGGAGGCCCGGGCAGCGGAGCCCTCTCAGCCGGCTGCGCCTGCGGCCACTGAACACATCAGCGGGCAGGAAGAAAACCTCTCACCGTTCCCGTCGGCTGACGCCGCGCGAGAACGGAGCTCCCCTATCAGGGGAGCCTTTCTTAAAGGAAACTCCACTGAAGGTATGCAGCGGGCGGATGCGCCGCAGGCGCAGACGGAAGGAGTAAACAGCAGCGTAAACGAGGCTGCTGCGCAGTCGGAAAACCCGGCGGTGCGGCAGTTTGCCGAAGTGGCGGCGAACGACAGCCTGACGGGCAAGACCATCGGGCTGTTTACGCCGAACGCCGAGAACCGGGAAAGCCGTGCGGCTTTTGAGCAGGCCTACGGCGTGACGCTGCCCGACACTGCGGCCGCGACCCGCCGGATGCTGCGGGAGATCGCCGCACAGCAGAACGTGAAAAGCGAAGCAGTGCCTGCTGCACAGAGCGCAGAGCTGCCCGGCGAAGCTGTGGATGTGCCGCAGACAGTACAGGACACTCCCGCAGAAACCGCCGATGTCGCGCCGGAAATGGCCGCACAGGACAACGTGCGTGAAGCGACTGCCGCCGCAGCTGAAACCGACGGCTACGAGAACACCCCGCTGCGGGAGACTCTGGGACTCCGGCCGGAAGCGCCGAAGACACAGCGGGAGGCCGAGGTGCAGCGGGCGCTGGAAGGCTGGCGGGTGACGGACAAGGCGGCGGAGACCATCAGCAAAAATATGCCGGACAGGGTGGACGCCGACCGGTATGCGGCCGCAGCGTCGCCGCTGTACCGGCTGGGCCGGAGCGGCGCGGACACCTTTGCGCAGGCGCTGGAGCTGGCGGGCAGCATGAGCGGCACGGCGGCAGACATCAACTACATCCTGAGCACCGACGCCGGCCGGACGGCCCTTGAGATCGCCTACACCCAGGGCAAGGGCGAACGGATGCTGTATGCCGAAAAGATGACCGAACTGGGCGGCGCGCTTGGCAGCGAGAGCACCAGCGGCAGGGGCGAGGTATACGTCAAGGGTACGATGCGGCAGGAGAGCGACCCGGCCAGCCAGATCATCAGCCTGAACGCCGCGGCCACCGGCACGGATGCTGTGCTGAGGGATGTGCTGCAGAACGACCGGAGCATCAGGGCCTATGTGGACACCGAGACGGCCCGGATTTTCTTCGGCGACAGTGCGCAGGACATCTTCGGCACGGTGCTGCACGAGGACTACCACTGGTACAACGCACTGGATGCCGAGGGCGCAAGGACTTTGCAGGAGCACGCGCTGGAATATCTGGCGAAGAGCAGCGGCTACGAAAGCCTGGACGAGATGATCCGGACGAAACTGCGGGATTACAGCGCCCAGAGCCTGACCTATGAGCAGGCAGCGGAAGAACTGGTGGCCGACGCATGGCGGGGCATCTTTGACAGCGAGGAGAGCTTCAAGCGCTGGGTGACGTTCCAGCGCGGGCAGGCAGAGAAGAACGCAGGCAAGAGCGGCGCCATCCACAAGGTGATGGAGCAGGTGCGGCAGATGCTGGATGGACTCATCAGCCGGGCGAAGGAAGTGCTGACCATCGACCCGGACGACCGTGCTGCCCTGAAGGCGAAGCGTCTGGCCGAGGCCGAAAAGCGCACCTTACAGGACGAGTATTTCACCCACGCAGAAAAGGCCATGGACAACCTGCGGACGGCAAAAGAAAACGCCGCAGCCCTCAAGACCGAGAGCGCGGCGGGAAAGCAGGGGGTTCGGTTTTCGATTTTGAAGGATAAGGCCGGAGAGTCTTATATCAAAATCGACGAAGATATTTTGAAAGATGTTCCACAGGAAGAGTGGAAGGCCACTGTCAAGCAGGCCATCAAGGAGCGTTTCCCGAGCGGCTTTGAGCGGAACGGCTGGACGATTCTGAACCATAAAGACGGGCGAAATGAATTTGTCTGGTCGAAATCGACCAAAGCGCTTCAGTGGGAAAATGCTGAAGCTTATGCAGACAAGATGCGGATGGCAGCCAATCTGGACGAGATCATCCAGACAGCAGACGAAGTATACCGTGAGCCTGCGAACCACAAGAATGCGGAAGCATTCAACCGGGGAAGAATCAAGATCCAAGTCGGGCAGAACGTCTATGAGGCGGATGTGCTGACGGCCATCAAAACGGACCAGCGGGAAATCTTTTATGATGTTGTAGGGATTCGGCCTGCAAATAATAAAACCCTCTCGCGTACCCACATGGAATCCGAAGATTCGGGGAGTAGCCTGCGAGAGGGCTTTACAGAGCCTTCCGGTGGTACCCGTGCAGAATCCGAAGATTCCAGAAGTAGATTGCCGAAAGGCTCTGGTGAGGCCTCCGGTGGTACCCACGTAGAATCCGAAGATTCAAGGAGTAGATTGCCGGAGACCTCTAAGCAAAGTATAGCACAAACCTCCGACGAAAGCAAGAGAACCGACGAGCCTGTGAAGAAAACGGTGAGGTTCCAGCTGAGCGAATCCCGACGAAACCAGAGTGAGCTTCAGAAAGAAAGCCGGGAGCTGGAACGTCAGCGCCGCGCCCTGAAGGAAGAGCGTGCAAACTGGCAGGAAAGCAACGAAGTGCGGGCTATCGAAGAAAAGAAAAAAGCCTATGGCCTGTTCTCGGAAAAGGGCAAGGCATTCAGGGCCAGCGAAGAGTACCAAAGCTATCTGGAAAAGCGCAAGGAGTTCAACCGGCGCGGCGCAGAACTGGAAAGCCGCATCGGCGAAGTGAACGATAAGCTGCGGCAGGCGCAGGGCGAAGTGGAAAACACCCGACAGGCCGTGAAGCAGGAGCAGCAGAAGGTGTATGATACCAAGGCCAAGGCGGCGGGCGGAAAGCCTGAGTACCGCCGGAAGTTGGCCGTGGAGCAGTTTGGAACGACAGACCGTTTTGAACGGGCAGGGTACATCCTGCCTGATGGCCGGATGCTGAATTTTGCGCAGAATGACGGCACCCGGGACACTGACCACAGAGAAATACTGGACGCGTTCGGCCCGGCGGAGGTGTCCAACGGCACAGAGGCCCTGAACGAGTTTCTGGCAGACGGCAATGTGCGTGTGATGGCTGAGGCCCCGGGCGTTGACATTGCGGCAAAGACCCCGCCGACCGAACAGCAGCTGAGACAGATCCGTGCGATGGTGGAGCAGCTGGGCAGCGAGAAACGGCGTTTCACCCTCGACATCTCCACCACCGACGGGCGGGTGGCTGCCAGCAAGGAGTACAGCGGGAAGGTGGATGCCGACAAGGTCGTAAGAGAGATTCGGGAATACTACAAGACCGGGGAACTCCCGGCAGAGAGTGAGCTGGCACGATTCCGCTACCAGCGGGCCGAGCAGGCCGACCGGGAGGCAAAGGACAACCAGCAGCGGCAGGCAAGCCGGGTACTGGCGGAGAAGGCAGCGGCCTTTGATACCCTGAACCAGTTCTTCGGCCTGACGAAGAACACCCGGCTCTCGGACGCTGCCCTCGAGAGCCTCGCCATCCGATGGACGAAGACCAACGGCAGCCGGGCCGACCGGACGAAGCTGGCAAACGAGACGCGGGCGCTGGTGGAATATCTGCGCTCGGAGGGCGCGGACATGGCCAAGGCGCAGGGACTGGCCGAGACGCTGGCAGGCGAAGTGCTGGACGAGGCGACCTACCGGAACACGGAGCTGTGGAACGAATACCCCGACCTGCACGACCTGACCTACACGGTGGACAAGAACGGCAAGGCCAAGGCGGAGCTTGTGAAGCGGTACGGAAGCTGGACGGAGGCGGTGGCCGAGGCCCGGCGCCACGGCGTGAAGCTGCGGCAGGCGGAGGGATACCGGGACGGCAACCCGGCGGAGCAGTACGAGGCCATCGTGAACGACACCCGGGCCGTGGGCGGCGTGAAGGAGAGCGCTGCGGCACTCTTCCGCTCGGCGGCACAGGAAGCGGGCGTGGCGGGCGCAGCCGGCATGGAGAGCACGGAATGGCTCGACGTGCTGATGAACGTACACGACACCATCAAGCCCAAGATGATGAGCCGGTTCGCGGACGCTGCCGAATACGAGGACGCCAAGGTGGAACTGGCGGGCCGGATGATCGGTGACATCATGAGTCACCCGGAGATGACCGATGCGGAGGCGGTCTTCGAGGGCATCTTAAAGCACAACCGTGAAGTGGCCGCAATGGCCGCCGGAAGCGAGGAGCGAGCAGCTGAGGTGACGAAGGGGCTGAAGAGCGTGCAACAGGCCCAGCGGAAAGCCTTTGCCGACCGGATGCGGGAGAACAGCCGCAGCCAGAGCGCCGAGGCCAAGAGCGTGAGCCGGGCAGAACAGCAGCTCAACGAGAATCTGGAAACGCTGGGGGCGCAGGTGAGCACAGCAGCGGGTCTCGACGAGAAGATGACCGCCCTGCGGGAGGCCTACGAGCGGGAATGGAAGGCCGAAAAGAGCCGGATGAGGCAAGCCCGGCAGGAGATGCTGGACGAGATAAAGCTGGAACGGCAGCAGATGCGCTCCCAGATCAACGATCTTTCCCGACAGGTGGCCGGAGAGCAACGGAGAGCCGACCGGGCAGAGTATCAGCTGCTGGTGCAGGAGCGGGAGATCATGGAATGGGAGGAAGAAAACCAGCGTAAGGCGGATGCGTGGCAGGAAAAGCAGGCCCAGAGGAACGCCATCGCCATTGAAACGGCTCGGCAGCAGCGGGACGAGGACGTGGCCGTGGCGAAGGCGCTGGCCGAAAAGCGGGTACAGAAAGCCCGGGAAGGACGGAAGGCGGACGAACTGAAACGGAGCATCCGGAACAATGCCGCCCAGCTCAACCAGATGGTGCTGCGGCCGAAGCCCGGGAAATATGTGCAGAAGAGCCTCATCGTGCAGGCCGCCGAGGTGGCGAAGCTGGCAGACATGGCAGTGCTGAACAATAACGCCGTGGCCAAGCTGACCGCTTTGCAGGACAGCATCCGGCGCAGCGGAGAGATGGACGCCGGCATCCACGCCGACTGGGAGAACAGCGGCGTGGAAAACCTCATCCAGACACTGCGGGACGATATGAACGCCAGCAAGCAGGCAAAGCTCGACCGGCTGCGGCAGCAGCTGGAAGAAGCCAAGGCCCTGCCGGACGGCGAAAAGGCCGAACAGCTGCGGGACCGGCTGCGCCAACGCATCCGGGAGACGGAGAACCGCACCTATCTGCCCATGACGGTAGATCAGCTGCGGATGCTGAAAGCCATTACGGCCAGCACGCTGCACATGATCCGGACGGAAAACAAGACCCTGAGCCTTGCGAGGGCAGAAGAGGTGGACGGCATGGCCATGAAGGCCGCCCACGAGGTACTGAACTCGGAGGGCAACGGCTTCGGAGAGAAATTTGAAAAGGCGAAGGGCGCGATGAACCGCTACCAGCTGGACATGCTGGGCGGCACGAGAATGTTCCGGCGCCTGGGCGGCTACACCAAAAACGGCCAGATGGAGAAGCTGGGGCAGATGCTGAACGACGGCCAGCGGCGGCAGACGGAGATCCTCGTGGAAGGCGAAAGCCTGTTTGCCAACGTGACCGGCAAGGAACACCTGAAAGAGGTGGAGGCATTTGCAGGCCCTGGCGCAGAGCTGGTGGACATCGGCCTGAAGGACAGCAGGGGCAACGCCGTGCCGCTGAACCACGCACAGCTGTGCAGCCTGTATATGCTGCTGCGCAACGAGGACAGCCGCCACCATCTGATGACCGGCGGCCTGACCCTGCCGGACGCCGCCCAGTACGCCAAGGGCAACATCGAGAGAGCCTACCAGCGCAGCCAGACCGTGATGCTGGGGACACTGGTGGGTGCCGACGGCGTCCCCATGGCCGACACCATTTTGCAGACGGTACAGGACGCCATGACGGACTATGACCGAAACTGGTGCAAGGACATGGAGGACTTTTTTGGACGGTACACCACGAACCTCATCAACGAGACCAGCATGAAGCTGCTGGGCTATGACCGGGCCACCGTGAAGAACTACTACCCCATCGCGGTAGACCGGAGCACGCTGGCGACGGAGATCGAGGGCGTGAAGATGGATGCCACCATCGAAGGCCGGGGCTTTTTGAAGGAGCGCGTGAAGAGCGACAAGCCCATTTTGCTGGAAGAGTGCCAGAACGTGGTAAAGCGGAGCCTGCGGGACACGGCGGCCTATGCGGGCCTTGCGGCCCCCATCCGGGACGTGCAGCGGGTGCTGAACAGCACCGTGGAGACGGCGGAGGGCGTCGGTGTGCTGAAGGACAAGATCATCGGCGAGAAGTGGGGAAAGGAGACGGTAAACTACATCAATGACCTGCTGACCGACCTGCAGACCAGGCAGCGGCACCGCAGCAGCACCATGAGCCGGGCGCTCGACCGGATGCGGGGCAACTACGCCGGGGCCATCCTGACCGTGAACCCGGGCGTGGCCATCGCGCAGGCGGCCAGTCTGCCCACGGCGGGCGCTGTGCTGGGAGCAGACACCATGGCGGCGGTGCTGCCCTTCGCAAAGAATTTCTCGGGCAAGCAGCGGGCCGCGGTGGAAGCGGAGATCCGTCAGCACGGAGACGCCCTGCTGCAATACCGACTGCGCGGCACCAAGCGGGGCGAGATGAGCTCCATCGGCGCGCACAAAAACCTTGCGGCGAAGGCCTCGGAAGCGATGCCTGCCGTGACCGGCTGGATCACCGGCATGGACGAGATCACGGTGGCCGCGCTGTGGGAGGGCGCGAAGCGGTATGTGGAGCACCATACAGCAGAATTCAGCGAGGGTGCCGCGGAGAAGGGCAGCGAAGCCTACTGGGAAGCCGTGAACAAGATGTACCAGCGGGTCATCGAGGAGACCCAGCCCAACTACACCACCATGCAGCGGGCGGGCATCCAGCGCAGCGACAACGAGTTTGTGAAGACGCTGACCATGTTTACCACCCAGCGATTCCAGAACTACGGCATTCTGGCCGACGCCGTGGGCGACTACAAAGCCCAGAAGGCCCGGTATGCTGCCGACCAGAGCGCGGAAAACAAAGCTGAGGTGCAGCGGGCCGGACAGGGCCTGCGCCGGGCGGCGGCAAGCCAGGTTGTGCAGACGGCGGTGTTTGCCCTCATGAAAATCGGCGCAGACTTCTTGCTCCACCGGTGGGACAGGGAGCAGGACGAGAACGGAGACGTTACGACGAAAAGCCTGGGCAAACGGTTCTTCGACCTGTACACCGAAAGCGCGGCAGGAAACTTTTTGTACGGCTCGGAGATCTACAGCGTTATTTCAAACGCTGCAAGCGGCGCGGACTACGATGTGGTGAGCGCCACCAATATCAGTGCGGTGAACGATCTGTTTGCCGCCTTTACCAAGACCGTCAAGCTGCTGCGGACGGACACTGGCGAGATGAGCGAGGAAGAGCTTGCAGCACACCACCAGAAGCTGAACAAGGCGGTGCTGAAGGACATCCAGTGCGGCCTTGAGCTGTACGGCGTCCCGGCGGCGAACATCCGGAAGGTAATGCAGGCTTTCGAAGGCTACTGGGAGGATGCACAGGCCATCGGCAGCGGCGAAGGGGTTAGCTTTAGCTCTGCACCCTCTTCGGCCACTGGGCAGTATGACCGGCTGTACAACGCCATCCAGAGCGGGGACAGCGAGGAGGCTGCTGCGGCGATGAAGAAGCTGGAACAGATGAACAAGACGGACAAGGTGGACAGCGAGCTGGCAAGGCGGCTGAAGCAGTACGACGCCGACGTACTGGCGGCGGCCGAGGCCCGGAACGCCGGAAAGACCCGGGCCGAGGAAAAGGCCCGGCAGGCCGTATTCGAGAAGCTGCGGGAGGGGCTGGGCGTCGCCCCCGCGACGGACAGGGCCAAGGGAAAAGCCGATGCCGCCCGGCGGGCGCAGCTCATCGATGTGGTGAACAAGGCGGTGGACGGCAAGGCGGACGAGCTGCTGGCGGGCAGCAAGGACGCCGACGTATACGACGCACTGCTGGACGAAGTGGAAAATGGCCGGGCGAAGGACGTGCAGGCAGAGATAAACCGGCTGCTGACCGCAGGCAAGGACAAGGGCAGCATCAAGAGCAAAATAACCGAAGCCGTGAAGGAAGAGTATCTGGCGGGCAGCGACGGCGACCGGGAACGGCTGGAAAAGAAGCTGCTGGCCCTCGAGGACGGAGACGGGAACCCGCTGTACGAGGAAAAGAACTTTACCCAGTGGGTAAAGGATGCGGACAAGAAGGCGGAGAAGGCGAAGGACGAGAGAAATTGGTGGGATGAGGTGAAATAAGATAAAGAGCAGACGCTCCGGTGATGGACCGAGGCGTCTGCTCTTTTTGCGTATGTCCGCAGTAGTTTTGGGCCGGGGGGTGTGGTAGGCTTTTGGTAGAGCGCCTGCCCTACTGAGAGCGGCAGCGGACCGGAAGAAAACCTCTCAGCTTTGCAGTCCGCCTGACGGCGGCGCTGCAAAGCGGCTCCCCTGGCGAGGGGAGCCTTTCTCAAAGGAAGGAGCCTCAGAGTGAAAGTAAGGATCATCAAAGACCGATTCGGCGGGATGGGCTGGCGGGCCGAGCCGGGCGTGCTGCATCTGGGCGGCGTAGGAACGGCGGGCGTGGAGAGCCTGAGCTTCGCGTTGCCGGAGGAGTGGGACGGGATGGCCGTGACCCTGCACATCGAGCAGGACGGCGGCACACTGCCCCAGCCGGTGCTGCTGGACGAGAGCCGAGAAGTGACCATCGACCACCGCTTTACCGCTGCCCGGCAGGGGCTGTGGATGCTGCTGGCCCAGAGCGCGGACGGCTACACCGCCATGAGCTGCCCGGCGAAATACGACTGCTACGAGACCATTGGGCTGTCGGGTACGGTGGAGGACATCGACCCCAGCGTATACGCCCAGTTTGTGGCGCTGGTGCAGCAGGCCGTGAACACGGCCATGAACGAGGGTGCAGCCGCAAAGGACGCGGCCAAGACGGCGCAGGCGGCGATGGATGCCGCCCAGAAAGGCGCAGCCGCCACCCAGAAGGAGCGGATGAGCGCCGAGGACGCCGAGAGCGCCGCCGCCCTTGCGGCGGCAAAGACGCAGGCGGACATCACAGCTGCGGCGGCGAGCGCGGCCAGCGCACTGGGCGCGGCGAATGAGACGCTGGACGCCTGCACCGCTGCCACTCAGGCGGCGAACCGGGCGGCGAACCTTGCCCCGAAAAAGGAGGAGCGCCGCCTGCTGATGCGTCTGCTGCGGGAAGCTGCCTACCAGACCAGGACCGCCGACACCCTGCTGGACCAGCTGAGCGGGGTATGGGCCGAGGTGCCGGTGGAGGCCGTGCGGCTGACCCGGGACAGCCTGACCCTGTATGCGGGAGAGCGGACGGCGCTGGGAGTCCAGATCAGCCCCGAGAATGCAACGGAGCAGACCGTGCTGTGGGAGAGCAGCGACGAGGCTGTGGCCACGGTGGAGGACGGCGTCATTACGGCAAAGACCCCCGGCGGGACACGGATCACGGCCCGGGCGGACGGATGCAGCGCAGAGTGCGCCGTGCTGGTGAAGCCGGCGGTGGAGCGGGTGAGCCTGAGCGAAGACGCCCTGACCCTGACGGCGGGTGAGACGGCGGTGCTGGACGCAGCCGCCGACCCGGAGGGCGACGTAGCGTGGATGAGCAGCGACGAGACCGTGGCCGAGGTGAGCGACGGCACCGTGACGGCCAAGAAGCCGGGCGCTGCGGCCATCCTCGCCGCCAGCAGCGGGAAATACGCCTGCTGCACCGTCCGGGTGCGGGAGGCCGAGGAGCCGGTGGAGACCGTGGCCCTGAGCCAGACCACCCTGACGCTGAAGCCGGGGGAGACTGCGGCCCTGACGGCCACAGTCAGCCCGGAGAGCGCTGATCAGGCTGTGGTGTGGTACAGCGCCGACCCGGAGACCGCCAGCGTGACCGGAGGCGAGGTGGTGGCCATCTGCGCCGGAACAACGGAGATCGCGGCCATTGCGGGCGGCGTGAAGGCGGCGTGCAGCGTAACGGTGGCCGAGGACGGCCTGAAAGCCGCCAGCCTGATGCTGAGCGCCGGGACGCTGGAGCTGACGGAGGGCAAGACCGCGACCCTGACGGCCACGGTGCTGCCCACCAGCATCCCCCAGAGCAGCATCGTATGGACCAGCTCCAACGAAGAGGCTGCCGTGGTGGACGGCGGGGGGGGGACGGCCCCCGCCCCCCGGGGAACCATCATCCGGGCCAGCGGGGGCGGCAAGACGGCAAGCTGCACCGTGACCGTAAAGGCGGCGAGGGTGCCGGTGAGCAGCGTGACGCTGGACCGCAGCACCCTTGAGCTGAGCGTGGACGGCACGGCCCGCCTGACGGCCACCGTGCGGCCCGAGAATGCCGACGACCGCACCGTGGTGTGGCAGAGTAGCCGGGAGGACGTGGCCACCGTGAGCGGCGGCATCGTGCGGGGCGTGGCCGAGGGCAGCGCGCTCATCAGCGCCACGGCAGGCGGCGTAAAGGCCGAATGCAGCGTGACGGTGAGCCAGGCACTGGTGTGGTGCAGCGTGGTGAACCGGCTGAGCCACGTGACCACCGACCAGACCGCCGTCGTGGTGGCCAAGGGCCGGGCCTACAAAGCCGCCCTGACCGCCGAGAGCAGGTACACCCTGACCGAAGTGAGCGTGAAGATGGGCGGCGAGGACATTACGAAAACGGCGTGGAATGCCGAAGAGGGCTGCGTGAACATCGAGGCCGTGACCGGAAACATCGTCATCACGGCAAAAGCGGAGGTAAAAGAATGAGTGAACCTATCTATAACAGCGCCGGTGAGGTGCTGTACCCGGGCCTTGCGGGTGACGGGGCCGGATACCGGGGAAGCCGGCTTGTGACCCTGACGCCGGAGGGCTGGGAGGAAGCGGAAGGAGCGTGGCCCCTGATGCAGGCCGCCCCGGTGCCGGAAGCGAAGACCGGCTACGTAGCTCTCGGCTCCTACCCGGACAGCTACGGCGCGGCGGCGCAGGAAGCGGGATGCCCGGCCTACTGCGAGGCGCGGGACGGCTTTGTCTGCTTTTACGCCCGGGCGAAGCCATCCGGAGACATCCGGGTGCAGGTAACGCTGCTGGGCGAAGCGGGCAGCGCTGCGGTGGCCGGGCCGGTGGCGGGGAGCGGCGTGAGGGTAGATCCTACCCTCACCATCTCCGGAGCAGCGGCGGATGCGAAGGTGGTGGGCGAAACACTGCGTACCGTAACGGTCACTGTGAACGAGAAGCTTCAGGCAGCATCGGACGACACGAACGCGAAGCTGGACAAGCTGAAGAAAAGCATCAGCGAAAAAGGACGGCTCGTTGCAGCGGGACGCGCATGGTCGGGCGGGGCGAATGTCGCTCTGCCGGAGGAAACGGACTATGTCATCCTTCGGTTTGCCGCGAACACATGGCACAATAATAGTTCGTCCAATGGACACGTCGAACGTACTTCGCTCTACTGGCCGGAAGAGGGATTCCTGCTCGCGCGAGGGGGCGCCGTGTATCTGAACCTCCACGGTCTGGTGGACGAGCAGCTCGTGTCTGCCAGTTTCAAAAGCGACGGATGGTTATACATAACGTCGGGCGATATTTCGTCCCTGAAAATAAACTGGGAAGGGTACCACTACATCTAAGGAGAAACACAACATGAGTGCACGAATCATTTATAGTGCGAAAGTGGTTGACACCGGTACGCTCACGATCCCGGAGGATGTCGATTATCTGGTGGTTCAGCTGGCCGTCAACTACTACTACTACAAAAATTCCAGCAATAATACGACCTTCAGCAAGAGCCCGTCGTTTCCGGATGAGGGCTTCAAAGTGACCCGAGGGCAAACGATCTATCTGCCCGTGACATGCAGCGGAACGGCGGACGAACAGTATATCACCGCCACCTTCAACGAAGATGGAACACTGAAGGTCGGCTCCTGCGGTGACTATTATTATGCATATTTCAATGTTTCGGGGTATGCATACGAAATGGAGCCGCCGGTCAGCATGACGCTGGATCGGGAAAGCTTCGTGCTCCCGAAGGGCGGCGTCCTGCCGCTCCGTGCAGTCGTCCGGCCCTCGTATGCGCGTCCGTCCAAGGCGAGCTGGAGCGTGGTGCCGACCGGCATCGTGGGCGTACCGGAAGGAGCTGTCAACACCGCCAGCATAGAAGCTGCTGCGGACGGAACGGCGGTCGTCCGGGCCAGCGCAGGAGACAAGTATGCAGAATGCACCCTGACCGTAAGGGGAACGGACGCGACCATCAAGACGGCGCTGAACGGCACGGATGTTATTCCGTGGATGTCTGGCAATAATATACAGTCCATTTTCATGCCGATGACCGTCAAAAAAGCAGGACTCACTCTTTACAGACTGTCCTTCACTGCATACGTCGGCAACGTGACTCCGACCACGAAATTTGAGCTCAAGAAGTACGGAGCCGATGAGGTGCTGCTGAGTGCAAGCGCCCAGATCGATAAAAGCGGCAGTGCGAATAGTAATATGGGCACATTTGCGTTTTACCTGCACTATCCGCTGGAAAAGGACGTGGAATATCAGCTGTGCTTCAGCTCGGAGCAGGGCTTTAATCGACCCCGTGTGGACGCTTCCTACGTGCAGGCGAACGACTATGTTGATATTTCGACCGGCAGCGCGTATTACAACAACGAGAAAGGTGTCCTGTTTGCGGGCATCATCGGACTGATAGAGGAGGTATAAAATGTCCTTCGAGCAATTCGTAAAACATATCCTTGAGGAGGCACTGAAGATATTTTCCGGCCCGGCAGAAGACCCCCCTGCACCGGAAGAAGCGCCCGCTGCACCTCCTGCACCGTCTGCCCCGGAAGAGCCTGCGGGCTGGGAAGGGGAGCCGCCCTACCGCTACCTCGATGTGAGCGTGTGGCAGGGAAAAATCAAAATGGAGGGCTGGCAGGCCATCAAGGGGGCTGGCTACAAGGGCGTCATGCTCCGTGCCTGCGGGAACAGCGCTGACGGCAAACCCGGCAAGGCGTACATCGACAAGACCTTCGAGAACAACTATGCCAACGCCAAGGCGGCCGGGCTGGATATTGGCGTCTACTACTACACGAAGGCCGTGAGCGAGGCAGAGGCCGACAAGGAGCTTGCGGTGCTGCGGCAGGCGCTGCGGGGCAAGGAGCTGACCATGCCGGTGGCGGTGGACATGGAAAACGCAGCGCTTACCGTGCTGAAGCCGAAAGACCTGACCAACCTCGCGGCCTACCACCTCGAGCAGATCGAGAAGATGGGGTTCTTTGCCCAGCTCTACACCTACACGAGCTACGCCAACCGCAACCTCGAGATGGAGCGGCTGGCCGGGCGGTGGGACATCTGGCTGGCCGACTACACCGGCAAGACCCCGAAGGTGCAGTTCAAGTACGACGCTCACCAGCACAGCAGTAAGGGCCGTGTGCCTGGCATCAGCGGAAATGTTGACCTCGACGTAACGATGGTGAACTACCCTCGGATCATCAAGGCAAAGGGGCTGACCCGGCTCCGGGAGGGCGCATGAGCGAAGCAATCATCGTGGCGCTGATCACCGGCGTTCTTGGACTGTTGGGCACCATCTACGCCAACAACCGGGCGGCAAAAGATATGGACGCCAAGCTGGACAAGCAGCAGGCGATCACGGACACAAAGCTGGAAGAGCTGACCCGGGAGGTGCGAATGCACAACAATTTTGCCCAGCGTATCCCAGTGCTTGAAGAACAGATGAAGGTGGCAAACCACCGCATTACAGACCTCGAAAAAGAGAGAGGAGAGTAATACATGACAACGATCAATAACATTTTGGGCGTCGTTCCCGCCCCAGTGGCGGCAGTGCTGATGCTGGGGGGCGTGATCTTTTACGCCCTTGGCTGCATCCGCCTTGGTTACGGCGCAGCGGTAAAGCCGCTGGTGCTGGACCTCATCGAGCGGGCTGAGCAGGAGATCCAAGGCACAAAGAGAGGCACAGAGCGCAAGGCGTGGGTCGTCAAGATGCTCCGAGCCGCTCTGAGCGCCAGCAAATACGGCAGGCTCATCAGCTGGGCCATCACCGATGAGACCATTGGCACCGTGATCCAGTTCTTTTTCGACCGCATGAAGGCGGCACTGAAGCAGTAAGAGGTGGACTATGATTGAGCAGAGCGTATCTCTCGCATCCAATGGCGTCGTCAAAGTGCCGGGCTATGAGCAGATGCTTCGCTTCGGCTACGCCAAAAATCGGGGCGTGTACCGCCTTGCCGTCACCGCTTCCGGCGAGTGGGAGGGCCTGACCATCCGGGCTTTCTGGCACGTCCCGGACGGAAAAGACCCGGCATCCTCGCTGGTGGTGGACGGCTATGTGGATGTGCCTGCCGGCGTGACCGCACAGTCCGGCAAAGGCTGCATCACCTTTGAGGGCAGCGACGGCACCAAGACCGTGACCAGCGCAGACCTGCGGTATCATGTCAGTGCCAACAGCGGCACAGAGAACGGCACAGAGTCGGAACCGGGTACCCCTGCATGGCAGCAGCTGGTGGATGCTGTCCACACCGTTGCCACCACCGCAGAGCAGGCCAAGACCGATGCACAGACGGCCGCACAGCAGGCCGGGCAGGCCCTTTCTGACACCATCACTGCCAAAGAGGACGCACTGAAAGCCATCGGTGACAAGCAGACCTCCGCCACGCAGGCTGTGGATACGGCCCGGGACAAGGCCCTCCAGCAGGTGGAAGCCTCTACAGAAGCCGCCCAGACCGCCGCCAGTGAAGCCGCCACCAGTGCAGGCAGTGCCAGCCAGAGCGCTCAGGAAGCCGTTGACAGCTTGCAAGAGCTGAAGGACGGCATTGCCACTGGTGACTTCAAAGGCGAGAAGGGTGACACTGGACCGCAGGGTGAAACTGGTCCTCGTGGTGAGCAGGGGCCACAGGGCGAAAAAGGTGATACCGGCCCGCAAGGCCCTAAAGGCGAGACCGGCCCTGCCGTAGCACTGGACACCACTCTCACCCACGAGGGCGAAGCTGCTGACGCAAAAGCCACAGGCGACGCGATCAGCGCAGTCAAGGTGCGGCAGAACATCCTTGTGGGCACCGAGACAGGCAATCCTATCGCCGTTGACGATGCGTTCTCTGCGCCCCTGTGCGGCCTGACCGTATACGGCAAATCAACGCAGGTGCGCACGACTGGGGCGCAGTTAATATCATTAAACGATTCTTATGGAGTAGTAACAGTAAACGGAGTAACAAAAACCCCAATTGGAATTTCGGCATGGAAACTAGAAGGAATCTCCAAAGAGGATGCAATAATTTATCCTTATTCTTCGTTGACTTTTCTTGGCCTATCTAAAGGAGATTATGTATTTTCTGTATTTGGTACTTCAAAAGCAAAAGCAAGATATACAATTATTGGGAAAGGATCATCGGGATATATTCAAACTGGACACAGCCAGAAAATATCAATACAAGAGGACGTAAAACTAACTTTCAATTATAAGATTGAAAATGGAGTAGAATCGAATGGAATTTTAATGATTATGCTGAACTCCGGCTCCACTTCTCTCCCTTGGGAGCCCTACACCAGAGGCGAGCCATCTCCATCACCGGATTACCCACAGGAGATTGAGAGTGCAGGGGATGGTGGGAGTGTGGTGGTGACCCTGAGCGATGGAAACGACAAAACGCAAACTCTCACGCTCCCCACTCCCAACGGCTTACCCGGCATCCCTGTCACCTCTGGCGGCAACTACACTGACCCGCAGGGCCAGCAGTGGGTGTGCGACGAGGTGGACTTGAAGAGAGGGGTGAAGGTGCAGAGGG